ATATAAATTTGACCTTAAAGGCACTAACAATTCTTTTGATGAAGCAAACGAAAATTCAAGAGACAACGGTACTTCTTTTTGGACACAAACAGGAACATTAGTTCTTAAAAAACAAGACCTCGCTACTCAATCTGAATTAAAATTATTAGCTTACGGAAGACCTTTAGTAGTTGTAGAAGACTATAATGGAAACTACAGAATGGCTGGTTTTGAAAACGGATCTGAGGTTGTTGTAAATACAGCTTCCGGTGCTGCAATGGGAGATTTAAACGGTTACAATATTACTTTCACTGGAACTGAAAAAGAACCAGCAAGTTTTATTAGTGCCGCCATTATCGGTGATACTACAAACACAACAGTTGTTTCTGGTACATAATCAAATTAGGTTTTAATTGAATTAAGGGGTAAGTTTTAACAACTTGCCCTTTTTTTTGTTTTTATATTAAACGGACAAAATGATTGTTTTAAGACCTATACAAACCGCACAAACGCTTAAATTCATACCACGTGAATATAATGCGACTAAAGTTGTTTTAATAGATGAAAGTACAAACAAGTCAATTGAAATTGAAGCTACATTTATTCAAAATAGTTATTATTTAACTTCAGAAATTATTTTTAATTTAATCGAAGATAGATTTTACAATTTAACGGTTTACAATGTAAACGATATTGTTTACAAAGACAAGGTATTTTGCACAAGTCAAAACGTTTTAAATTATTCAATTAACAAAGACGTTTATACAACAAACGTTACAGATAACGAATATATTATATTATAATGGATAATATTCACATAGTAAGTTTAAGTAAATACACTTCACCGGAAATAGTTGAAGTTAAAAATAAAGATTGGGTTCAATACGGACAAGACAATAATTATTTTCAATATTTAATAGATCGCTATCAAGGAAGCACAACTAATAACGCAATCATTAATGGAATGTCCAAAATGATTTACGGGAAAGGTTTAGATGCTACTGGTTCATCTCGTAAACCAGACCAATACGCTCAAATGAAATCCATTATTTCAAACAACTGTTTAAAAGCAGCTGTTATGGATAGAAAAATGTTGGGAATGGGAGCTTTACAAATTACATATGATAAAAGCGCAGTTAAAAAAATAACGCATTTCCCAATGCAAACTTTAAGAGCTGAAAAATGCAATGAAAACGGCGAAGTTGAAGCTTGGTATTATCACCCAGATTGGTCAAATATGAAACCTAGTGACCAACCTAAAAGAATACCTGCTTTTGGATTTGGCTCTAAAAAAGGAAATGAAATATATATTATAAGTTCCTATGTTACTGGTTCGTATTATTACCCACCAGTTGATTATCAAGGAGCGATACCTTACGCGGTTTTAGAAGAAGAGATTGCAGATTACCTTATAAACGACACTATTAATGGTTTTAGTGGCACTAAGGTGGTTAACTTTAATAATGGTGTTCCTGATAAAGAGAAACAATTACAGGTTAAATCAGACGTACTAAACAAGTTAACTGGTTCAAGAGGTGAAAAGGTTATTGTGGCTTTTAATAATAACGCTGAAAGCAAAACAACAATAGATGATATTCCATTAAACGATGCGCCAGCACATTATCAATATTTAAGTGATGAATCATTTAGAAAATTAATTGTAGGACATCGCGTTACTTCACCAATGCTTTTAGGGGTTCGTGACGGAAACAGTGGTTTAGGTAATAATGCAGATGAAATAAAAACGGCTACGTTGCTTTTTGATAACCTTACTATAAAAACATATCAAGAGGAATTTACAGATGCCTTAGAAGAAATTTTAACTATTAATAATATTTCATTAAATCTTTATTTCAAAACAATCCAACCGCTTGAATTTACAGATACTACTGGAATGAACGCGGAAACCAAAGAAGAAGAAACTGGTGTAAAAATGCACGTTCAATGCTCTGCGCAAAGCACAGAAAACGATATTGAAATTGCTGGGGCGTTAATTGATTTAGGCGAAGACGAAGATTCTGAAAATTGGGAATTAATTTCATCAGAAGAAGTTAATTACGATTTAGAAGATAATGAAGAAAAATTATCGTTGTTGTCTAAAATTTGGAATTTTGTAAGCACAGGAACCGCAACACCTAATAGCAAATCAAAACAAGATAAAATTGTTAATGGTATACCTTACAAAGTTCGTTATAAATACGCTCCTTCAACTGCAGGGCCTGAAAGTCGTAAGTTTTGCGTTGAAATGACAAGAGCAAGCAAATTGTATCGAAAAGAAGATATTGTTTCAATGGAAAACATGATTGTAAACAAAGGTTGGGGTCCAAGAGGAGCGGACACTTATTCTATCTGGAAATACAAGGGTGGTGGCAGTTGTCACCATAAATGGTTAAGACAAACATTTAAAGGTAAAACAGAAGGAAACCTCGCAAATCAAGACGCTAATATATCAACAAATAAAGCTCGTGTAGATGGATTTAATCCAGTTAATGAAAAAGAAGTTTCAATGAAGCCAAAAGATATGCCGAACGAAGGCTTTTTACCAACTAATAAAAGATTTCAATAATGGCTAAAGCACTTTTTATAAGCACCAAAGATATTAAACGCTATTCAGTAATGAATGGAAATGTGGATAATGATAAATTTGTTCAATATATAGAAATAGCTCAAGAAATACACGTTCAAAATTATTTAGGAACCAAGTTATACGAAAAATTTGAAACATTAATAATTGACAATGAAATTAATGACGCTGGTAATATTGATTACAAAACGTTATTAGAAACGTATGTTAAACCAATGACCATACATTGGGCTCAAGTTGAATTTTTGCCATACGCTGCGTATACTATTTCTAATGGAGGTGTTTACAAACATCAGTCAGAAACCGCTCAAAGCGTAGACAAAGAAGAAATTGATTATTTAGTTGAACAAGAAAGAAACGTTGCTGAACATTACACAAGGCGTTTTATAGATTTTATGAATTTTAATCAGTCTTTGTATCCGGAATATTACACAAATTCAAACGATGATATGTATCCAGATACAGATTCAAATTTTACTGGATGGGTAATATAAGGTACAAGGTTAAAAAAGAGAACATAAACAAGTTAAAATTGTTTTTAAAACAGATAAACAAAAATGGCAAACAGTATAAATTGGGGGATAATATACGAAAGTAGTTGGTGGGGAATTACCAAAGACGAAAACAATATTCATTGGGGTTCTGGTTATCCTTACAATGTAGATGGTAATTTTATTAGAGCAAGTTCTACTTTAGAATCAGTAGATGAAACATTTATAACCGCAGATCAAACAATCTATTAAATTAAAATATAAAAAATGGCACAACAAACAATTAATATCGGAACAGTTGCTAATGATGGTACAGGAGACCCATTAAGAACCGCGTTTGACAAAGCAAACGACAACTTTACTGAAGTATACGCGGGATTGGGAGTACCCGATGACTCTGTTACTTACGCTAAATTAGCACCTGAATTTACAGATTCTATTGCTCAAAATGATTTAAGTTTTGGAACTGAAACAATACACACTGGAACGGTAACAGGAGACTCTACTTTTAACATATTAGGCGTAAGTCAAGGCGTAACAAAAACAGCGGTATTTACAGGCGGAACGAGTCTTGCTTTCGGCGGAACAGTAACTTCTACTTATAATGTTATAGCAGGAGAATATGATCCTGCTTTAGATAATTTTATTCAAGTATTTGCTACAGGAACTTATCCTAATCAAGATTTTTATATAACAATTTCACAACCCGTATAATTATGAAAGCAATTGAAATAAATGGAGAAGTTAAATTATTCTCTAAGTACCCAAAAAACTTCAAACACGAAGGTCTTGTATGGGCTTTATTAGATGACAAACAAGCCGCTAAAATTGGATTTAAAGATGTGGTTACACCTTCATTTAATGCTCGTATTGAAGAATTATCTGCTATTAAATTAGATGGAGATGTATATACTTACGATGTAATTGAAGTACCTTTTAAAGAAACTTTAGCAGAATTAAAATCTAATAAAGTTAAGGATTTAAAATCTATAACAGGTGGTCAATTATATCAAACAGATTGGTATATTGTAAGAAATGCTGACACAGGAGAAGAAGTGCCTCAATCGGTTAAAGATGAAAGAGCGGCAATAAGAACAAAAAGTGATTATATTGAAGCAGAAATAAACGCATTATCTACTAAAAAAGCAGTGGTGTTGTTTGATATTAACCTTTAAAAACTAAAACTATGTTTAATAGTAAAATGATAGGTGCTAATGCTGTAGGTCTACCACCACAACCACCGGGAACAGGTGCTTTAGTGTCAACATCAGATGTAGGAATGGTTATATCTGTAGATGATGGGTTAACTTGGTCACAAGAAGGTATTGTTCACACATTCCCGCAAAACCCAACTTATGTTACTTGGACAGGCTCTACTTTTGTTTGTAATGCAGGAAACACATTGCATTATTCTGCAGATGGATATAATTGGACTCAAACTATTACTTTGCCCGGAACAAACGTAGGTGGTATTACAAGTAATGGAACTTATACTTTAGTAGGCAACTTTACTTCGGGTACTTTTATGTATATGCACAAGTCTACCGATGGTGGTTTAACTTGGTCATCTGTTTTTGGGGGTAACAATAATATTGGAATAACAAGCCTAAGAGAAGGAGGCATTAGCGTCTACGGAGATTCAGTTTGGAGTTGGAATAATGGGTCTATGCTTTCTATTAATGGTAGCGGTACTTCTTGGACATATAATTTTAATTCAAATGGAAGTGGTTGTGCTGTAGGATGGTCTGCAAACCAACCGAAGTGGATAGGAACTTCTTCAAGAGATGGTGGTTATAGATTTACCACAGGTGGGCCTTTTGACCCTCCTTTTATGAGTAGTTGGGGTGTTACAACCGGAATTGCAAGTCCTCTTTCAGCTTTTTTTGATAAAATAGTAAGCAATGTCAATGGACAAAC